ATAGATGGAACGATCTAGAAAAAATACTAGATTTAAAAAACACAGATACTGTATTAGATATTGGATGTGCTGAAGGATTAATATCTATTGAAGTTGCTAAAAAAGTTAAACACGTAGAAGCATTTGAATTAGAACTTCATAGAGTCAACGTGGCAAAAGAAAATGCTGAAAAAAACAAAGTAAAAAACATATTTTTTTCAGTTGCATCATTTTTGAATTTTAACTATCAAACATATAATAAAGTACTATGTTTAGGAGTGTATCACAAGATACGACAAGCCAATGCAAGAATTCCCGCATTAGAAAGAATGTTTCGTTCTTGCACAGATCAATTTTATATCAGAGTACCGGTATTAGACGGAACTGTGCCTATTGATAGGGGTATAGAGGAAAAAGAAATAATAGACACTGCGTTTAGATCTGGGTTTGATCTAGTTGTTAAGACCAAGCAAAGACCGAATCACGGTTCTATTTTTAAATTTGCAAAACGAATAAATACAGTATGATTTCATCAAAAACATCAAACGACCTATTCAATAAGATTAGAAGTAAATTTTCTAACATACAGCTCGGTAATGCTAACGGAGAAGTTACAGCAGATACCAACGAAGCAGTGTTTTTTGACTTTGAATTTTCCGAAGATTCTGATAATTTTGGTAGAGTTTCAGTAAGCATCGCAGATGGAGAAAACATGAAAGTGTTTTATAATAGAGAACTTATTGACAAAATTGACGAAACACAAAGAGACGAATGGTATGCATTTTTAAAAGAGTTAAAAGACTTTGCTGTACAGCATCAAATAACGTTTGATGTGCGAGATATTACCAAAAGTAACCTCACAAAGCAAGATTATAAGAATATAGCAGACACGACTCAAACGGTAAATACAGACGGTATGTCAGAAGAACTAAACAGAATTACAAAATTAGCAGGAATAAGCGAAGGCTTAACAGGCACAAAAAAAAGCTCATTCGAAAATTTGGACAAAACAAGATTAATCATCCGACACTCAAAAACAGTAGACGAGAACATACCCGGAGATAGAACAAGAAATATTAATAGTTTATACATTGAAAACGAAGACGGTGAAAGATTTAAGTATCCAATCATACATTTAGCAGGTGCCAGAGCAATGGCACGTCATGTAGCCAACGGCGGAAAACCACATGACGACTTTGGACAACACATAGTGGGTGTAAGCGAACAAATAGCACAATTAAATTCATTTTCTAGATATACGGCAAACAAAGATCAATTGAACGATTCTGCAGGTGATATCATTGAAAAAGCAAAAATGAAATTAGAAACTATGAGAAAATATATTAAAGGATTAGCAAAACAAAAAAATTATGAATCAGTAAAAGAAACTTTTCAACCTGCAGAAATATCAGAGTTAGACGATGAAACCAAATCAGCATTAAGAGAAAAATTTACATTGAAACACATGGACGACAGAGTTGAATCTGCACTTCCATTAATTCACAGCATAATGAAAGAGTACGATGACGAGATAGCAGACCCGGAAATGGACAAACCACTATCAGACAAAGATGCTGAAATTCCTGCACCAGTTGATGCGGCACCGATGGTACAACAATATCTTGCTGATCCAGAAAATAAATTGGTATTAAGAAAAGATGATACTGCTGACGCTATGTTAAAAAGAACAAAATTTACAAATAAAAACACAATGTTAGGTTCTATCTTAAGTGACATTGCATCTAGAATGTTAACTAAAACACCAGAACAAGATAGAGTGGCAAACTTTGCATCACACGTTGCTGATGAAATTTCTCAGGAAGGTGAACCATTTTTTAAACCATCAAAAGACTATATAAGAAATAAAAAAATTGCATTCCAATTGGCAAAAAGATATGTTGACGATTACAAAAAAATGCAAGGTGATCCAGAATATCAAAATCAAGTCAGAATGGAACCAGCCGAATTTGGCAATCCAAAAAAAGATAGACAAGGTAAAGCAAAAGAAAACATTGAAGCACAGTTTGAATCATGGGCAGATAATATAACAGAACAAAAACCATATGTCAGTATGTACTCGGGCGATGACGGAAAAATGGTTTATGATGTTCTAGACAAGGACGGCGAATCTGCTTTTAAAAGTGCTGACTACGATTCCGCAAGAAAATATTTAAGTAGCAACTTTAATAAATTAGCAGGCAGAGCCGAAGAAGCAGTAAACGAAAATGACGAACCAATGATCATAGACGGCAAAGAAGTTGATTCAGAAAGCATTGAATACGACATGCAAGATTACAGTGATGTTATTGCTCCGATCAATTCTGCTAAATTTATTGATGGCACAGATTTAACTGATGATCAAATGGCAGACTTAGAATCATCTAGTGCTTATATCAACTGGGTAAGACAAGACTACGATGAAAGAGCGATGTCCATGGCAGATGATGTCAACACTACAGAAGGCAACGAATTTGCTCTAGCAGTTCAAAAAGCCAAAGCGGCGGGCATGAAAGCAGGAGATAAGTTTAAAGTAGGCGACAAAGAGTACACGTTAAAAGATGCTGTTGAATTGGCAGGATTAAAACTAGAAGAATTTTTTAACGAAGAAGAATTAGCAGAAGCAAAACCAGATTTCTTAGATCTGGACAAAGATGGTAACAAAACAGAGCCCATGAAGAAAGCGGCCTCTGATGCCAAAAAAGAATCCACAGAACTTGATAGTATTAAAAAATTAGCCGGTATCTAAATTTTTTTAATTTACCAAATAATTTCTAAATAATTTTCTTGACTTTTCATAAATAACTGCGTATATTATACGTTAAGTCTAATATACATTTAGGCAATATAAAAACAAACATAGGCAAACAACAAAGGAGGCTTATATTATGGCAACACTAGCAGAAATAAGAGCGAAACTAAAATCTCAAGAAGTTAATCGTTCTTCAACATCAACTGGCGGAGACAACGCCATTTACCCACACTGGAACATACAAGAAGGACAAGAATCGGTAGTAAGATTTTTACCAGATAAAGATCCAAACAACACTTTCTTTTGGAGTGAGAGAGCAATGATCAAATTGCCTTTCGCGGGTATCAAAGGACAGGCAGATTCTAGACCTGTACAAGTACAAGTTCCGTGTATGGAAATGTACGGTAAAACTTGTCCGGTACTAACCGAAGTTAGACCATGGTTCAAAGACAAATCCATGGAAGACATGGGTAGAAAATACTGGAAGAAGAAAAGTTATATCTTCCAAGGTTTTGTAGTACAAAACCCATTGTCCGAAGATTCAACACCAGAAAATCCAATTAGAAGATTTATAATTGGACCACAAATCTTTAATATCATAAAATCAGCATTGATGGATCCAGAAATGGAAGAATTACCAACTGATTCTGTGAGAGGAGTGGACTTTAGAATAACTAAAACTTCTAAAGGTGGTTACGCTGATTACTCTACTTCTAAATGGTCAAGAAAAGAAAGAGCACTCGATGAAGCAGAAAGATCTGCAATTGAAAATTTCGGGTTGCATAATCTTAATGACTTTAGACCAAAAGAGCCAACCGAAGCAGAAGTAAAAATAATTAAAGAATTATTTGAAAAATCTGTAGAAGGTGAGGCTTATGATCTGGAAAAATACGGACAATATTATAGACCTGCAGGCGTGGCATATACGGCTACATCAAATGGGTCTAGTCCAGTAACAGAAACTAAAACAGTAACAGAAAATGTTACTAGTACTGTTGAACCGGTTGAAAAACCAATAAGTGAAGAATCTACAACACCGAGTGTATCTACAACACCATCAAATGGTGATAGTGCCAAACGAGCTGAAGACATTCTAAAACTTATTAGATCAAGACAAGCAAAGTAAACATAAATTACCATTGGCTTCAGTTCAGTTATCGTATTGACACTGGAGCCGATCGGTAGTAATATAATACTATGGATATAAAAAGAAAAATTAAAAAAGCAGTTGATTGGTTACTATATCAACAAATTCCTGCATGGATTGTTATAGTTGCTATCATTGTTTGGATAATATTATAGGACACACATGACAAAACCATTTGATATAACAAAATTTAGAAAAAGTATAACAAAATCAATTCAGGGACTGGGTCTAGGATTTAGTGATCCAACAGATTGGATCTCAACAGGTAATTTTGCATTAAATTATCTTATATCCGGAGACTTCAATAAAGGTATACCGTTAGGAAAAGTGTCAGTATTGGCAGGTGAATCCGGAGCAGGTAAATCTTATATTGCATCTGGAAACATTATTAAAAATGCTCAGGAACAAGGTATCTTTGTTATACTGATTGATTCGGAGAATGCATTAGATGAGGCATGGCTTAAAGCACTCGGTGTAGATACTTCCGAAGAAAAATTATTAAAATTATCTTTATCTATGATCGATGATGTGGCTAAAACTATATCAGAGTTCATGAAGGGATATAGAGAAGAACACGCAGACAATAAAGAAAATGCACCTAAGATTTTATTTGTAATTGATTCTTTAGGTATGTTATTAACACCAACAGATGTAAATCAGTTCGAAGCAGGTGAAATGAAAGGTGATCTTGGTAGAAAACCCAAGGCCCTCACAGCACTTGTTAGAAATACAGTTAATATGTTCGGAAGTTGGAACGTAGGACTGATTGCAACCAATCACACATATGCATCACAAGATATGTTTGATCCAGATGATAAGATATCAGGCGGACAAGGATTTATCTATGCGTCAAGTATTGTTGTTGCAATGAAGAAATTAAAACTCAAAGAAGATGAAGATGGCAATAAGGTGTCTGATGTTAGAGGTATAAGAGCGGCTTGTAAAGTTATGAAAACAAGATATGCCAAGCCATTTGAATCTGTACAAGTCAAAATTCCATACGACACAGGAATGGATCCGTATTCTGGTTTAGTAGATCTATTTGAGAAAAAAGGTTTATTGAAACAAACAGGAAATCGTTTGAAATACGTAGACTCCAACGGTAAGGAAATCATAGAGTTTAGAAAAAACTGGACTGGTGATAAATTAGATATAGTTATGAAAGATTTTCATAACATAATAGATAAAGAAACCGAAACCGAAACTAAAAAGGGTCTAAAAAAAGATGGAAAATCAGATGACAGCAAATCAGATTGAAGAAATTTGGATAGCAATTAGTAATTACTTGCCTGAAAGAGTTAAATTAGATTGTGCTATCGATTATGTTAAAACATTAGTTGATATGGATATAGATTCTAAAGTCATTAAAGCCGCAGGTGAATATGATGAAAAATTGCAACAAGCAATAGAAACTGTGCTCGACGAAGAAATCGACGAAGAAGACAACTATTTTGAGGAAGAATGAGTTGGTATTCAAAAATAAGTCAAGATATTAGTAAAATACCCGAATGCATACTGTACTTTAATAATGAATTAACTTTAGCAAAAAAAGAAATAGGTATATGGGGCAATCTTGAAAAAAATAGTGCCGCAATGCCGGGACAAGTTGAACACCGATTTAATCAATTGCAGGAAATCGAGGCTATTCTAGAATATCTTAATATCGAAAAAAGAAGATTACGATCAACTGTATTTAAAAAATTCTTAGAAAACTATCAAAGAGCATTATCATCTAGAGACGTAGAAAAGTATGTCGACGGAGAAGCAGATGTGGTCGACATGGAAAAAATTGTAAATGAATTTGCATTAATCAGAAACAAGTGGCTGGGTTTAGTTAAAGGTCTAGACCAAAAACAATGGCAACTTACTAACATTGTCAAACTTAGAGTCGCTGGTATGGAAGATGCATCAATCAAATAAAATTATATTAACCGATGTTGACGGTGTTCTTCTCGAATGGGAAAAACATTTTAGACAATGGATGATGTCCAGGGGATTCACACTAAGAAAAGGTGCTGAAAAAAAGTATTCCATGATTGAAAGATATGGAATAAAAAAAGAACTAAAGGAATCACTCATTGAAGAATTTAATAAATCTGCATGGATGTCAATACAAGAGCCCATGCCCGATTCACAAACTTGGGTAAAACTATTGCACGCCGAAGGTTGGACATTTATACCAATAACATCACAAACTACCGATATACCTGCACAAGAATTAAGGAAAAAAAGACTGAAAGAATTATTTGGCGGTACTGTGTTTGAAAATTTTATTATATTAGACACAGGGGCTCACAAAGATGCGGCCTTGGCCGAATTTCATGGAACGAATTTATGGTGGATAGAAGATAAATGGTCTAACGCAAAAAAAGGATTAGAATTTGGATTAAGACCGTTGATCTATAATCATACATATAATCAAAAATTTTATGACAAAAAGATCACTAGAGTAAATAATTGGAAACACATTTATCAAATTATCAATAAATGAAAATAAACTCTAGTAATAATGTTTGAAAAAGAAAAAAAATATTTCCCAATAAAAACAAAAACGGCTTGCCAACTCAAGTGGAATTGGTCTACAATTATTTTGACCGAAGGAACGACCAGTAGTTGTCACAGATGTCTCAAAGTACCTTTGGACAAAGACAATTTTGATAATTTTCATAACTTGCCACACAAGATAAAAGAACGCGAAATTATGTTACAAGGTAAATGGCCCACAAAAGAAAACGGTGGTTCGGGACATTGCACATACTGTAAAGATATTGAGGACTCCGGAGGGTTGAGTGATAGACAGCATCATTTAAACATACCTAACCAAGTTCCGGAAGAATTAGAAAATGATACCACACTTACCAAAATAACTCCAAAGGTTTTAGAAATTTTTCTAAATAAAACGTGTAATCTTAAATGCACTTATTGTAATACAAGAAACAGTACACAATGGAATATTGAATCAAAAAAATTTGGTCCACTTAAAGACACAAACGGAAATGAATTTTCTGGATATACTTTCAGTGAAAGTGTGCCCGAACATCGACAACTTTTTGAAAAATCCATGGATTGGATTAAAAGAAACGGTAGTAAATTAACTAGACTACATTTACTGGGTGGGGAAACTTTTTATCAATCAGAACTACAAGAAGTAATTGATACATTATCGTCACTGAAAAATCCAAACCTAGAACTTAATATTGTTTCTAATTTAATGGTTAAAGAAAATACTTACAAAAACTATATAGAGCAAATCAAAAAACTTTGCATAGATAGAAACATTGGTAGATTTGATCTCACTGTCAGCATAGATGGTTGGGGCAAGGAAGCCGAGCTCGCTAGATTTGGTTTGAAGTTGGATCATTGGGAAAAACTATTCCAATATACGGTCAATCAAAAATGGATTTTTTTGAATACCAATCAAGTCATTACTGCTTTAACCATGCGTACTATTCCGGATTTAATTAATATAATACAAAAATATAGAAAAATAAGAACTATAAATCAAGAAATTACATTTGTTGATGGAAGAGAATGGATGCATCCTAAAATTTTTGGGAAAAAATTTTGGGAAAACGATATCAAAAAAATATTAGATATCATGCCAGAAGATAATGAAAATAATAAAAATGCCAAAAAATATATGGCAGGTTGTTTAAACTCTTTACCAGATGAACAAAATAAAAAGTTAATACAAGAATTAAAATATTTTTTAGATCAATTAGATCGTAGAAGAAACACAAATTGGAAAGAAGTCTATCCTTATTTAGATATATAATAGTATGAGTTTAAAAGTATATGTGGGTTGGGATTCTCGAGAAGATATAGCATATCAGGTATGTGAGCATTCCATTAAAAGAAGAGATTCTTTGGCAGAAGTAATTCCTCTCAAACAAAATGAGATGAGAGCACAAGGAATTTACACCAGAGAAAAAGATAAACTTGCCTCTACAGAATTTACATTTACAAGATTTTTTGTACCTTACTTAAACGACTACAAGGGTTGGGCAGTATTTTGTGACTGTGATTTTGTATGGCGTGTATCTACAAAAGAACTAGAACAATACTGCGATGATTCAAAAGCGGTAGTGTGCGTACAACACGATTACCAACCAAAAGAAACAACAAAAATGGATGGACAGTTACAAACAGTGTATCCTAGAAAAAATTGGAGTTCTATGGTATTATGGAATTGTGGTCATCCAAAAAATAAAATACTAACCACAGATTTTTTAAACGAACAAACTCCAAAATTCTTACACAGATTTAGTTGGTTGGAAGATTCAGAAATAGGCTCTTTACCACATCATTACAACTGGTTAGTTGGTTGGTACAAAGAACCCGAAGACGGCAAACCAAAAATATTACATTACACAGAAGGCGGGCCATGGTTTGATGGTTATCGAGAATGTGAATATGCCGATGTATGGAAGAAAGAAGTTATAAATCTTTTTTCAAATTAAAATCTTCAATAAATTTTTGTAGAGCAATCACATCATTTTCTAGATGTCGTGATCTCACTTTTTCCCAAACATATTGATCTCTGTTGGATATATTGAAATTTTTTCTTATTTGCTGTCCTGCATTGTCATCCAATATTTTTTTTGCTTTGAATTCAACTGTCGGCAAATAGAGACATCTGTTTAACTTACGTGCAACTTTTTGAGTGTAGGAATCGACATGCCAATGCCAAAAATAAACAGGAGCAAGATACCCTAATGTGTTTGTCCAATTTTTATGAACAGCAAAATGTGCCGCTGGCAAAGGTTCGTCTCCCCATAATTGTGTTTCATTACTTAATTGTTTTGTTCCTTTATTCCTGCCATCGTTTGGTACGACCATTAAAATTTTATCATCAAAATTATTAAATTGTTCTATTATTAATTGATCCCAGTCTTTAGTTTTAACTTGTACATCGTCTCCCATGAGCATCACAATGTCGTTGGTTGCTTTTTCACACATCAAATTCCAACTGTAACACGTTGATTGGTTGGGACCTATCGTATAGTGTTTTTCATCAATGATATCACGATAATGCTCTAACTTTTCATCATCATCATTTAAATAAAAAAGAAATTCAGTTTCGTTTTTTTGATTAGCCGTTGCTGTATCAATTAAACGTTTGGCTAATTCGGGTCTTCCTCTAGAAGGACAACAAAACGAAATCATATTAATTTATTTTTCCAAGTATCGGGTGTGTGTTCATTAATAATTTCTAAAGGTAAATGATATTGAAATTTTTTTGTTCCTCTAGATCTGATATATTCTGCTGTTTTTTTAACAGACTGTCTCATATTTGTTGTTGTTTTATATCCTAGGAGTGTTCTAGCCTTGTCAGAAGAACACGTTGCTAATTTTACTTCTTTTGGTCTATCTTTATGATGTATAGGATTTAGATTTACACCTGTTTCATTGGCACACGCTTCTGCCAATTGATTTATGGTAACAGGTTCTTCGTCGGGTCCTATGTTAACTACTTCACCTACTACATTATCATTAAATGCCAATGCATTTAAACAATACAAACAATCGTCGATATAACTAAAACATCTTTTCTGTTCGCCATCTCCGTATATGATCGGCTGTTTACCTTGCAACATCCTGTTCAACATTATACTCATTACATTTCTAAAAGGATCATCATATTTCTGTCGAGGTCCTACAATATTATGAGGCACAGCAATAACATATTCCACACCGTGTGTTTCACATAGATTTTTTAAAACGTCTTCACCGGCTTTTTTTGCAATACCATATGGATCTTGTGGTCGACATTCGTAAGTTTCTTTATAAGGTAATTCGTCATGATGTCCATATCTTGCCATACTCGAGCAATATACAATCCTTTTGACATTATTTCTAATAGCCGCAGTAATTGTAGTTACAGAGGCTTCAAAAATATTTCTAGTAACTAAAACTGGAGAAAATACCGATAGACCTTCGTATGCCGTGGCCGCTGTATGATAGACAATATCGCAGTCTTTCATTGCTTTAGTCAAATTTTCTAAATCGCAACAATCTATTTGATGAAACTCCACATCTTGTGGTACATTATCAACATACCCACCAATCATGTTATCATTACCAGCAACAGTGTGTCCGTTTGATAACATCAGGTCTGCTAAATGAGATCCAAGGAATCCTGCAACTCCAGTTATAAAAATTTTCATATACGATTATTTACAAATACCTTATCCGGCCAAATATTAATTAGTGTTCTAAATCCTAGATCTTCTAGATATTTTTCAATCTCAATATTACTCGATTGATATTTTTTAGAATTATTATTCAATTCTATCATTAAAAATTTACATTTTTTTAAAGTTTTTTCACCACCTTTTAAAACTTTCATTTCAAAGCCTTCCACATCAATTTTGATCAAATCAACATTATCAAAATTAAAATCGTCAATTGTTTGTAGTTGTATATTACCATTTTCGATTATTCTTTTGGCTTGTGTAAAATCATCATTAGATAGAGATACCATGTCATTACTATCACCTAACGCAATCATTTTTGGATCAACATTTACATATGGAGCAACGTTTCTGGTCAAACAAGTAAAATGAGTTTTATCTGGTTCGAAAGCATGAACCCGCTGACTATATTTGGCTATTGCTATTGACCACGTTCCACACCATGCTCCGATGTCTAACACAGTTCTAAAAGTTTGATGTTGAGACTTGCACCATTCAATAAAACTATTCAAACATTTATTTTGTGTGAAAGGTTGTCCGTTTTTCCATTGCTCGATATGTATATCATTAGATGGTACCCATAAATTATTAACTTTCTCTATCTTCATAATATTTTAAGATCCTGTAAAATCTTTACTGCAACACCATTGTCAAATTCTTCCGGAGTGAACTGTTGATAACAAAGACTGTTGAACCAGTCCGTAGGGTCTTGCCAGTTGGGATTTTCGATATCTGCTAAATTCGTATTAGTAATCGGTGCCGCAAAACTACTAGGATGACAAAAAACCGGTATACCCATCGCTATTGCTTCAACGGCAACTGTGCTTACACTAGTCACAACTGCCCAAGCATTTTTAAGATCCTCGGACAATGGCACATCTGCTTCACTCGGACCACTGGTTCCTCTACCTCTAGGTTTTTCTCTCCATTTAAGCGGACGGTCTGTATACTGACTAAGTTCGTGCATAGTATTAACATGCCAATTATTTTCACCAAAACAATTTTGCATATTATAACTGCTCGGACATATCAGTATGTGCTCGCCTTTTTTTCTAATGTCATTTATCTTAACGTCAAATTTTTTAAAACGATCCGAAGGACAACCTTCAATCAAAGGAACGTGTATTCCGTTTTTTGAAATCCTCCACCAATGATTATCTGGTTTTAAATTCTTATTATTAAATCTTCCAAAGTATGGTGCATCTGTATACCACCAATCTTGTTTGCCATACATTTTTAGGTATTTGATCATGTCAAGATTATGATTTACCAATCCCCAAAACATACACGGAGTATCAGGAGATTGCTCGACGCTGTTATCGGCCACAAATACCTTTGTTGGCCATGTTTTTTTAACACCGTTAAAGACTTCCCACGCCTTACTCTTGGGATTACTAAACGGTGCGTAAATTGTTAACATTAATTTAATCTTTTATTAAAAATATTATCTTGGACATTTGTATATTTTATAGTATAATTAACAGAAATACAATGATTTATAAAAATATTACCAGCATAAAGTATTTTGAAGAACGATTTCAAAAATACGACTCGGCAATAAGTTACTCGGTAAACTATCACGAACAAGCACCACAAACAGAGTTTGTTTCAAATCCAACATTTGTGGGGTCGTTCAATGACTGTGTTGTACATAGTTTGCCTTTTTTGATTACAAATGATAACCATCTGATCACAAATCATGTATGGCCTTTATTAGATAAAGTAAGGAACAAACCAAATAAATCACATAATTTATGGACAAAATGGGGAGACAATGTTGATATAGATCTTCCGTCGGTCTCAAAAGTTTTTAACGAAGAGCAAACCTATGTGTGGTTGCCCATCGACGAACCCAGTTCAGAAAATCCATGGCACATCTGGATAGATGTTGTATCTAAATTTAGATTGGTGTTAAATGTTTGTAACAAACCCTTAAAAGATTTTGTTTTCATTTTAAGTAATGAAAGCAAGTATTTTAATCGTGTTGTAAAAGAAATTTTTCCCAATATAAAATATCATGTGATGCCTAAACAATCAGTTTGGAAATTTAAACATTTGATAGTACCAACAATGAGCAATCACAAAGACGGCATACTTGTGCCCGACATGGCGACCTGGATTAGAAAAAATATACAAATTAAAAGTGGTGCTAACAACAGAAAAATTTTTATATCGAGAGATGATGCAGTTATTAGAAAATTGACAAATTCCGAGGAGTTGTTCATGTTCTTGAAAGGATGGGAAATAGTGACCTTATCAAAATTAACTATCAAAGAACAGATGAAAGTATTCGCAGAGGCTTCACACGTAATGAGCACACACGGTGCCGGTTTGACAAATCTTTTATGGTGTCAACCCGGAACCAAAGTATACGAATTAAGTGTTCCAGAACAGATAACAAAAAAAGTTTATCCAGTATTAAGTTATTGCTTACATTTGAAGCATAAAGTAATATTAGGTGAATTAGTTAAACTTAATTTTGACAAAAAACCTTCTAATATAAAACGTTTGAGAAACGACGGAAATATTAGAATAAATGTAAAAGATGTGTTAGAAAAAATAAATCAATGATTTACTTGAGCAATACCAACCGGAAAGTTACTGAAAAGTATATTGAATTTTTTCATAAAGGAATAAAAGATTCCTTAATAATTCCAACCAACGAGATATCGTCAAAGAAAGATATCGACGCTATTTGTTTTTTTGGTATTTTAAGAGGAACAAATTTAATTTGGGAATTTTGTAAAAAGAATAAAATCAATTTCTTTTACATGGATAGACCGTATTGGGGAGAAAGCAGAACATCACCTTACTGGCTAAGGATAGTAAAAAATAACCATGTTAAAAATATGTTAGAGCAAAGACCCGATGACCGTTTTAAACAATCGTATAAAGGAGATATAAAACCTTATCATAAAAGCGGTAAAAAAATATTAGTTTGTCCGCCAACCGAATCAATTGGTATTTTTTTTAATTGTACGAACTGGCTAGATGATACGTTGAAAATTCTTAGACAGCATACCGATAGAGAAATTTTAATTAGAGATAAGCCGTACAACCCGTCAGCATTTTTAGGAAAAGACGGAATAATACACACAGGAAAAAATACCACTATGACAGACAAGGAAAAGATCAACTGGAATGACATCCATGCTGTGGTAACTTTTAATAGTTCAATAACACTCAAGGCATTGGCTAATGGAGTTCCGGTATTTACAGATGAAAACAATTGTGCTTTTCCAATAGCAGAAAAAGACTTTTCAAAAATTGAAAAACCATTGTATCAAGATCCCAGGCCGTTGTTTTACAGTCTTGCTTATGGTCAGTTTAATGCAAATGAAATGTCGGATGGAACAGCATGGAGAACATTAAATGGATGTTGAAATTTTTAGAAGAACAGTAAAAGATAGGAAAAGAGGAGCCAGTTGGAAATTACTAGAAGACATGGCCGACGGAATTCGTGCTTGTGGAGATAATCCAATTATTATAAACAAAAATAAAGAAGGACCCACAGAACCGGGAGAAATGGTTCCAACCACAAAAATCTGTTGTATGTTTGGCTATGGTGGCACAAATCAAAAACATCACACAAAAGGAAGACGTCTCGAACTTGTTAATAATGCAAAATCTAAAGGATCTTATGTTATAACATTCGATGGAGGAATTCTTTCTAGTTTTGGAAATACTATAACACACCCCGAACATCATTGGCGAGTATCTTTATTCAGTCCAATGAATAATGGAAATTTTTTATCGGATAATTCACCAAAGGACAGATGGGAAAATATGTGTAAAATTTGGAATGTCAAATACGAACCATGGAGAAAATCTAATACAAACGATCCAATATTGTTTGTTCTTCAGCCACAAGACAACTGGTCGATGAACGAATTAGATCCTATTAAATGGCTTAATGACGTGTATAATAAAATTAGACCGTTAACAAATCGACCGTTGATGGCTAGGCCACATCCAAATCATATGGCACAAATGATCAAAAGAAAAAACGAACTACCTAAAGATGTAGAACTATTAAGTGGACCGACTAGTTGGTCTGGGGATAATAAAAAATATTATAGATTTAATTTTCAAGACGTAATTGCAAACTGTCATGCAGTAATAAGTCATAACTCAACTGCAACTGTTGATAGTTGTATTAGAGGAATTCCAACATTCTGTACTTCGGATTTAGCATTATGTTGGCCTGTAGCAAATAAAGATCTAACAATGATAGAAACCCCGGAACTCCCGGATCGAACGCAATGGGTATATGATATAGGCTATAAGATGTGGAGTACTGAAGAAATCAAAAGTGGAAAAGTTTTTAAAAGATTCAAGGAAAAATTAGGATTATGAAATTTGCTAGATTCACTAGAATAGAACAGGAATTAGAAAGTTGTGCTTTCTTAATTTTAAGTTTTCCTCGTTGTGGAAGAACATGGATGAAACATTTACTTGGTTATTATATTGAAAAAAAATACGAAGTCCCTTTTACTAAATGGTTAGATAGACCTAGGAAAGGAATACCTCGTATTAGTTTTCGACACGATTTTATGAGCACCACAGGACATATCCCATGGGACGTGTATTTTGAAATACAAGATAATAAAAAATTTATTTTTACGGACAGCATGAAACATAATAAAATTGTTTATCTTTTTAGAGATCCGTTGGATGTGTTATTCAGTTATTGGCCTTACTTGCAAAGTATTCCATATAAAAATTTTACACCACCACAATATGAAAATATTTTAGACTTCGCACACGATAAAAAATGGGGTTTGAATATCATAATAAATTTTATGAATATGCAAGTTGAACACTATAAACAAAATACCAATAATAAACTTGTTATCAATTACGAAAATATGAAAAACAAAGACACCGAATGGGAAAAGTTAATCACTTTTATTTTTGGGGATTTTGATAAAAATATATTTCTCTATGCCAACGAACAAACGAAATTTTCTAAAATGCAAGAAAAAAATGATAAAAATAAGCCAGAAGATATAAGATTTTATAGACGCGGAGGTTCAAACTATATTAATGAATTACCAATATCACAACAAGAAATTTTAAAAAGTTGGCCGGGACTAAATCAAATTAAAAATAATATAAAAAATATAAGTTAAATATAAAAATCATAATGAAAATTAAAGTAATAACATCGTACAAACCGGGTACCTGGGAACAATATTCTCGTAAAGGAATTGAAAGTATGGCTCAGAATTTCCCGGCAGACGTTGATATAGTAGTATATGCAGAAGAACCAAAGCCTCAATGCAGTTATGAAAGAATAAAATGGATTGATTTAAACTCCGCTGAACCAGAATTATTTAATTTTAAAAACAAACACAAACACGATCCTGTCGCCAACGGAGAACTTCAAGAGATACCAGACGGTGTAAGAAGACCAATTGAGCTGAAAGACAAAGGTGGAAAAGATGCTACCAAAGGATCATTTTTATGGGCGGCTGTTCGATTTGCTAACAAAGTGTTCTGTGTTATTAACGGTGTAAGAAATTCTAAAGATTACGATTATGTCATATGGGTCGATGCAGATACTTTCACATTTAGACCTGTACCAAAAAACTTTTTTGAATCTTTATTACCAGAAAACACCATGGTCACTTACCTAGGAAGAGAAAATCCCAATTTAAAGGATGGCGGAAAATATCCGGAATGTGGTTTTGTTGGTTATAATTTAAAACATCATGAGATACAAAATTTCGTAAACGAATGGGAACAACTTTATGTGACCGACGAAGTATTTAAATTATTGGAATGGCATGATTCATATGTGTTTTGGCATCTTGTAAAAAAATATCAAAAAGAAAAACATATAGCAGTCAACGATATAGGATACTGGAAAGGCATAAAAGGTCATCATGTTTTTGTTAATAGCGAACTTGGACTTTACATGGATCACATGAAAGGAAAAAGAAAAAAATTAGGGAGCAGTGCCAAAAATGATTTTAGACAACAAAAATTAACAGATGTAAAAAACTTAACAGAAATAGAATACTGGACAAAAGTTCCACCAACATTAAAATGAAAATAGCAATCTTTCCAGAATACGGTAGTTTAAATTCAAAGCCTGTGTTTGAGGCATTCATAAAACATCTACAAGAAAAAAATGAAAAGATTATGATTAACAAGTACGATAACACTTGTGATATTGCTGTTATATGGAGTGTGCTTTGGCGGGGAAGAATGGAAAAAAATAAAGAAGTTTGGGATTTTTTTAAAAAACATAATAAGCCAATAGTAGTATTAGAAGTAGGTGGAATCAAAAGAAATGTCACATGGAAAATGGGAATAAACGGAATTAATAGAGACGCCGATTTTGCCAATCATGTTTTTGATGACAAGAGATGGCCAAAATTTAATATAGAAATGAAACCATGGAACAAAACTGGAAATGTCATTGTAATATGTGGACAACACGATACTAGTAACCAATGGGTAGGGCAACCCAAAATGAATGTGTGGGTTGAACAACAAATAAAAGAAATAAGAAAATATACACAACGCCCGATCTTGGTTAGACCACATCCTAGAAATCCTTTTGAATTAAAAAATAAAACATGGCCCGCTGTAAGAATCAAACGTCCTATAAGAGATTTATCAACATACGACGATACAGATTTTAAAAAAACGTTGACATCCACGTGGGCAGTTATTAATCATTCTTCTAATCCTGCCATGGAATCTGTATTCAATGGTATACCTGTGTTTGTATCGGAATCTAGTTTATGTTATGACGTAGGAAATAGTTCAATCACAGATATAGAACATCCGGCTATGCCAAACAGACAACAATGGGCAAATAAATTAGCATATACAGAATGGACAACTGACGAAATTAGAGACGGTATACCATGGAGAAGAATTAGAGAAAGGTTGTTAGAAAAATACATTAAATAAAATTATGAAAATAGTACATGATAAAAGAAAAGGTGTTATTGATCCGATTGAATGGGAACCTTATACAGGTGAGACAGTTATTGTGAGGACCGTGATAAAAGGTGGAAAGAAAACTCAAGAAACTGCTTTTTTTGAGGACAAAGTCAAAGCGGTTCCAACGGGAAATGCTTATTGTATCGGTAACGGACCAAGTCGTAAAAATTTTGATTTAACCTTATTAAAATCTACTGGACAAACGTATGGGTGTAATGCATTATATAGAGATTTTACTCCAGACTATTTGTTTACAGTTGATAGACAAATGACAAAAGAAATTGTAGAAAATGAAGTTGATAAAAAAACTGTGTGTTATGCTCCTAGTTTGGAAGTAAATGCATATCCAGAAGCAAAATTAAATCTTATCCCGTACAACCAACACTATACCAGTGGTAATCAAGCCATATGGACAGCGGCCATACACGGTCATAAAAATATCTACCTAATTGGATTTGATTTTAGAGAATACGGTAAGGGAGAACTAAACAACATTTATCAAGATTCAAAAAACTATGGAGAAAGAAATAGTGATATGATCTTTACCGAATGGTACAGTACTTTTCGAAAAATAATTAAACAACGACCTTATTGTAATTTTATAATTGTTCATGACAATCCTCCAAACTACTTGTACAATACTCAAACAGGAACAGATCTAGGCAATACTAAATTAATAACTTATAGAGAATTTACAGAGTCAATCCTAAATTAAGTTTTTGTAGTTTGCTACGCCAACTGTAAAAGGATTTATTATGATTTGCTGTCTTGTCTTTTTTTATGGTCATTTGCCATAAATGAATCATTTCGTGTGCTAGTGTTTCAACAAAATCTTTCCAGGTAGGATACTTATAATTCATGTCTATATAATACTCGATAGAATGATGTTCTATATGAGGTATGTTTCCTTCCGGTACTTTTACTATCCGAGCGTCCCAGGCACAGATACACTGCCCCCAGCAATCCTTTAATCTTCTTATGTAAAAAGGAGGCATTTTTAATGAGTTCTCAAATAGTCCTTTGTTTAATATATTGAACCAACTCTGACATTGTGCCACTGTTGGTCTATGATCCGTTACTTTGGCTCTTTTTTCTAGAGCATTTTTTACCTGATATCGCACTTTTTTGAGTGCTAATTTTGATACTTTTTTTTGTTTTTTTAACTTCATATAAAGTACGCACATAATGGGTGGTTGACTTTATTACCATATGTGCTATAATATAATTATCAAAAATTACCATGCGTAAAACAACTAACATTTCTATATCAACAATTGAAGCCGCTATACGTGTTTTAGCGTATAATGAGTATTTTTGGGAAGGATTTCAACCTCATCATAAAGACAAAAAAACGGTGATAAGTTTAGCCGACTCGCCTTATACTTGGACAGAGAAACAGGCAAAACTGGCTTTGGCAATACTAAAAAGATATCACACACTTTTTCAAAAATACCAAATTGACCTTTCTGACTTATTAAACAATCCCATATACGAAAATCCTTTTAGAATAATTGACTTTGTTAAATCAGTTGATGTTTATGTCGATGAAGAATTAAAGAAAGAAATTATTGAATTAAAATTTCCGTACGATGAAAAGATTATTAGACTGATAAGGTGCTTAAAAAATCATAAAACAGAAAGTCTATTACCAATGAGTTACGACGGAGAATCAAAAAAATGGATCATACCTTACACCGAAGTTACTTGTTATTATGTAACATTGATAGCAGTGAGATACGACTTTAAAATTTTGAATACTGTTTTACTAGACGATTACGAGGAAATAAAAAAAGAAAAAATTTTATATAAAACTCCTTGTATTAAATTTGAAAATAAAGAATTATCTATAGTAAACGGTAATGAAAATTTAGTAGACTGGTGGAATGAATATCAAAAGAAAAATATTTTACATCAATTTGACGTAATAAAAAACTTACAAATCGATTCCTTAATACCTAAAATTGATTTAACCGATAACAAATTATCAGAAAAAATTGCTTTATCGATGAAAACAGATTTGTGGATAGATAGAACAAAATATTCAAAAGTAGATTTTTTAAAAGCATTAGAAGAATTAGATATGTTTCCAGCAATAGCACCCATGAGCGGACTTCTTGAAAATTTTAAACAAGTAACCGAATTTGAAGAATGGTATGAAGCATTTAATAAAATGAACTATGATAGAAATGAAATAGCCTGGGGAGTAACACTAGAAGATCCGCCAGATGTTTATAATTCACAAAGAGAAAAAGATTTTGTGTATGCTGGAGACCCAGATTACATTTATGGTAAAGATACATCATTGAGCGATAGAATGTCGATGCAGGATAGATGGTTTAATATAGTGTTAGAATCCAAGGCATCAAAATACATAGACAAAAATACCAAAATTATAATCATTCGAAACAGAATACCAAGAACACTAATCAAATCAAAAGTAAAAATAAAATGTAGTTTTGCTTTACAAGATACCGTATTTTGGCCAACATCGTCGGAATCTATTAAGAGAATGGTTGATAACCTTCCAAAAAGATTGTATTATATTAGTACAAAACCAAGTTTTTAAAACTGATATAAAACAATTATGAGTTCATGTAAATTAGTAATTAAGGATGAAGTGAATGTTAAATTTGAAGATTTATCATTAGAGTTTCGTAAAAAATTACACAATAAATTTAAATTTGAGATTCCGTATGCCCGTCATCTACCGGCAGTGAAATTAGGAAGATGGGATGGAAAAGTTAGTTTTTTTGGTTTGGGAGGTACCAGTTATCTAGCATTAGTGCCTCAAATTTTACCAATACTTGAAGAACATAATGTTTATGTCGACCTTAACGACGAGCGTGAAAATCATAATTTTGAATTTAAACTGATAGACAAAAATTATTTAAGTGATATTACTTGGCCCACAAATCATCCGTGTGGAGGACAACCGATAGAATTACGAGACTATCAAGTCGAAATAATTAATAAATTTTTAGAAAATCCTCAGTGTATACAAGAAGTTGCCACTGGTGCAGGTAAAACAATTATCACTGCCGCACTATGTAAACTAGTCGAAGATTACGGAAGAACATTAACAATAGTTCCAAATAAAAGTTTAGTAACACAAACCGAGGACGATTTTCTTGCTTGTAATTTGGATGTGGGAGTTTATTATGGAGATCGCAAAGAACTAGGAAGACAAAACACAATAGCCACTTGGCAATCTCTTAATGTGCTAGAAAAAAGAAGTAAAGACGATCACTCTACTGAATTTTTAGAAGCAATACAAAATGTCAATACAATTATAGTTGATGAGGTACATATGGCCAAGGCCGATGTTTTAAAAAGAATGTTGACGGGACCATTTGCTCATTGTGGTATACGTTGGGGTCTCACAGGAACAGTGCCTAAAGCAGATTTTGAATTTTATGGATTAAAATGTTCAATTGGTGAAGTTGTAAATAAAATACCCGCCAAAGAATTACAAGATAAAGGAGTGTTAGCAAAATGTGATGTAAATATTTTACAAACACAAGATCATCCTGCATTTAAAAATTATCAAGAAGAATTAAAATGGCTGACAACAGACGAAACACGAATGGAATGGATTGCTAAAACTGTTGACAGTATAGCAAGTTCAGGTAATACATTAATTTTAGTTGATAGAATATCTGCTGGAGAGATTTTAGAAAAAAAATTGAAAGGATCAACTTTTATTTCGGGAGCAACAAAAAATATAGATAGAAAGGAACACTATGATGAAGTATCTACTGCAACAAATAAAATTATTATTGCCACATATGGAGTTGCCAGCGTTGGCATTAATATCCCTCGTATTTTTAATTTGGTTCTTATAGAACCTGGTAAATCGTTTGTTAGAGTAATACAATCGATAGGACGAGGAATAAGAAAAGCCGAAGATAAAGATTCAGTACAAATCTGGGATATAACCAGTTCGTGTAAATTTGCAAAAAGACATTTAACTGAAAGAAAAAAGTTTTACAAAGAGGCAAATTACCCTTATAATATAGATAAAATAAATTATGAAAATCCTTACATTAGAAAATAGAACATATACCTTAGAAAAAATACCAGAGTATGTTGACGATAATTTGAGATTTGCAGTTTTAGATAATAGCAATCCTGCTGATCCAGATTATTTTTATGTGCCTTTAATTTTTTTAGAATCTTTTAATGCTCCGGCGGCTGTTTTGTCTATCGGAAACTACAAGATCAAAATGCCGTTAGATTGGAAAATGATTGTAGGTGATCCAGAGGAAGGCGAATTATTTGTTATGCCTATCACTAGTTTAAATGATAGAGGCTTTGAAGCATTTGTGTTTAATCCCATGACTAGTGCCAAACCCGAGTTTATGCTAGTTGATATAGAAGATATCTATCAAGAAGTAAAATGGTACTTTCCAAAGTTAAAATCAGGACAGATATTAGCAGTTCCGTTGGAGGACGGCAAGGATCCCAAGTGTGCTTATTTTGTTAAAGATATATCAAGACAGTCTGAACAACTGGATTATGGATCGGTATGGTAAAAGAAAAAAATAGAAAATTTTTTGAGCTCAGGAATGGCATGAAAGCCGTTGATTTTCGTAATAAGGATTATTATGATCGTATCGATGATAAAGAAAAAAGTTTATATTCTCCATATATGATCATGAGATATGCTAGTTCTGTATCCGGCGATAAATTTTATCAAGAACACTATGTTGAGATGATTAACGAGTGTGTTAACAAACATCTTTTTACGTTGTCCAGCAAACACAAAAAACTCTGCTGGATATTGACTGCCATGTGCGGTGGATTAAAACAACAGTTTCACCCATGGGTCAAACCAATGAAGAAGACAGTTAATAAAAGTATGCAACAACTATTAGAAATATATCCTCATATGAAGGAAGACGATATTGAAACTCTTGACAAGATATTAACCGATGCCGAGCTCGAAGAAATATTAGAATCATATGGAAAACAATCTTAATACTTGTACATACTGTAATAAAACTTTTCAAAAAGAAAGAACATTACAAGTTCATGTATGCGAACCCAAAAGAAGACATTTACAAAAGGACGAAAAATGGGTTAAAAATGGATTCCTTGTTTTTCAAAAATTTTATGAAGTTCATCAAAATACCGGAAAGCCAAAAACATATAAACAATTTTGTGACTCGTCCTATTATAATGCATTTGTAAAATTTGGTAGATATCTTATGTACATCAATCCTTTATATCCAGACAAATATATAGATTTTATTGTAAGATCAAAAGTTAAATTAGATCATTGGGCAAGAGATGAACTATATGAATCTTACTTGATTGAAACTTTAAAAACAGAACCTTTAGAATCTGCTCTACAAAGATCTATTAAAACAATGATGGAATGGGCCGACGAACAAAAAGTACAATGGGCAGATTATTTTCGTTTAGTTAGTACCAATAGAGCAGTTTCACATATACAAAAAGGCAGTATATCTCCATGGTTGATCCTCGGATGTCCTGCGGGTAAAAAAATGTTGAAATCTTTTTCGGATGAACAATTACAAATGGTGCAACGATTTATAAATCCCGAATTTTGGTCTAACAAATTTAGATCAAATCCGGCCGATGCAATTTTTGTAAACGAAACAGCCAAGGAGGCAAGAATTGAGTAAAGTAGATATTGCTATTGATGATCATTTAGATATTGAAGCGGGCGACAGTGTTGTTGTAATAAAAGCCGACGGGTCGGTAGGCAAAGTAATTTTACCCGAAATGAATCAAGAAACTCAACACAGCAAAGGTTATAAAAAAATGTTACAAGTTTTAGATTTACTTAAACCCGGGATCAAAGAAAAGTTTAACGATTATAATAAAGGAAAATTACACTAATGCCTGATGTAGATATAGATTTTTTTGATAGAGAAAATGCGTTGAAGTTATTCAAACACATTCCGGCTTCTATAATAAAAAAAGAAAATGCCGAGAAACATAAAACGGGAATATATTTTCACGATGCTCCGGTTGACCCGTTGAGAGGTTTTTGTAGTTTAGATTATAAAAGAGCAGAAGATAGAAAATATTTTAAGATTGATTGTTTAAATGTTAGTGTTTACGAAAAAGTTAAATCCGAAGAACACTTAATTGAATTAATGTTGACAGAGCCCGACTGGAATATGTTATTAGATATAAATGTTGTAAATCAATTGTTCCATTTGAACGGACATTTTGACATTGTCTCAAAACTTGAGCCTAAAAATATTGAACAACTTGCGGCTGTATTGGCAATTATAAGACCAGCAAAAAGAGGATTGATGTATAAAGACTGGAACACGATATTAACCGAGGTCTGGACACGTCCAACAGACGGTAGTTATTTTTTTAAAAAATCTCATGCGATTGCTTATGCTCAGTTGATAGTTGTGCAGATGAATTTAATTTCAACTGATAAATACATTTTTGATGCACCATCAGAAAAAGAAAAAACTTAAAAAATCAAAAAAAAGAAATCAACAAACATCGATAGAGTATAGTTCGTATCAGCCAAATAATCCACTGACTATATATTACTTGAAATACATTGAGAAAAAACCTAACTAGGTCTTCTCATTAATTGAATTGTTCTTCTTTTAATTCGTTTTTTAGATATCTCATCGAGCCTAAGCACAGGACCGTGTACAACTTCGATATCTTTAGTGGTAAGTGTTACCAGTGTAGATCTAAAGTATTGGAAATCTTTTTTTAAAAATATGTTAATAGGTATTTTTCTATTTGATTCCCACCACCATATTTCACCATATTTCAAAAAATCCATTTTATCTTCTGGAGACATGATTCTACCATAATCATAAAAACTGGTCACTTGATTATCTTGGTTTTGCACGATCCCCACAAACTCCATATCTCCCTTTCGTATAAGAGATAAAAATGGAAATTTCTTTCTTAATGTTTCAAAAATTTCATTCATATGTTTCAATAAATACTGTTAAATATGTGTTATGCAAACAGTTACAAGGTATTTAATAAACAATGTGGTAATAGCCTACATTAATGGTTATAATGGAAGGAACTCAAAAGTGTACGATAGACGTCTAAAAGTGTATAAAGGTGTATCAAATCCAATAACATTTGTATTCAAAAACGAAGATCAAGCAGTACAAAGCATTACGACCAAAGAATTTGAATTTGATCTGATCGACACAAAAAACGACAGGTCAGTCATTAAAAAAACATTAACACTTGTAGACGACGGGTCAACTGTTAGCACGAGAGGAAAAGCAACAGTAACATTAACCGACGGAGATTTATTAGATCTAGAGCCGGGATTTTACAATTACAGTATTAGAGAAATTGCAATAGGAGATGATTCTACTGTGACTTATACTGTGACCTATGCTAATACCTCATATAATTCTGAAGGGACACTTGAGATACTAGACGGTGCATTTCCAAAATTTGTGCCTAGCAATGAAACAATTACATGGCCTGTAACAACAGGACCATATTCAAAAACATCTGCTTACATCGACGGTAAGTCTAGTCAAAATGGTAATAACTCTTTGCACACGATCGCTGTTTATACCAACGGATTTACTGGAACATTTAAGATACAAGGCACATTGGTCACAACAGCAGTACAAGACTCGGACTTCGCAGACATCACAGCAACTGATCAAACCAACCCAATTACATTTACCAATTCAACTGGAGTCAAATACTTTAATTTCATTGGAGTTTGGGAAAACATCAGATTCAGTTGGCAAAACACCGGCAGTAACAACGGTGTGATTGACAAAATCTTATATAGACAGTAAAATGTAGAATATGAATTTAATTCAGTCTACTATTCTGAATTCGCTTCCTAGCGGAAAGAAAAAAACACCCTCTGGTTGGTTATCTTTTAATGCTCCGTGTTGTATACACAACGGCACAGGTGCTGATAAAAGAAAACGTGGAGGCATCATGACTTCTGCCGACGGTACTTTAAGTTATCATTGTTTTAATTGTGGTTATAAAACTTCGTATGTTGTTGGAAGAAAACTCAATGCGAAAACAAGACAACTCATGAGCTGGTTAGGAATTAGTGAAGAAACTATAAGAAAATTATCAATAGAGGCCATGCGTTATGAAGAATCCGGCAATACATTTGAAACAAAAAAAAATATAAATTTTGCTATCAAGACGTTGCCAAAAAATTCACACACACTAGATTATTGGTTGGAAAAATATATTGCAAAAGATCTAACAGAAGTTCAATATAAAAAAATTGATCAATTATTGAACTACTTAAAAAAAAGAGGTATTTCTCCCGATTGGTATAAATTTTATTATAGTCCGGATCAAACAGGAGATTTCCATAGAAGAGTAATTGTGCCTTTTTATTGGAAAAATAATATAGTAGGACACACAGGAAGAATTTTTGATACAAGAAACAAGGAAGTTAAATATTGGACAGAAACACAACCGGGTTATGTGTTTAACATAGATGTCCAGGATTGGAAAAGAAAGTTTGTGATTGTAACCGAAGGTCCTTTTGATGCTATCACTGTTTCGGGTGTGAGCATTTTAGGTTCAGAGGTCAATGATACGCAGAAAGATATTATAAACAGTTTGAATAGACAGGTAATTGTAGTGCCGGATCAAGACAAAGCCGGAGAAAAACTAATAGACCAAGCAATAGAGTTTGGGTGGTCTGTATCTTTTCCAGAATGGCAAAAAGGAGTTGATGATGTGGCCGAATCTGTGTTACAATATGGAAGATTATATACAATACAGTCGATACTAAAAGGAACAGAAACTAATAAACTTAAGATCGATTTAAAAAGAAAAATAAATGGCTGAATATACATTTGACGTACAAAAACTTTATTTAGAAATGCTAATGGCAGATGCTGAATCATTTGCTAGGGCACAAAATATTTTTGAACCTGCAAATTTTGACAGGAAACTACAACCAATTGCAAAATTTGTTAAGGATTATGTCGATGAATATAAAGTCATGCCCGACGTTGAACAAATTAATGCTGTACATGATACAAAATTAAAAACTGCAAAGGATCTAGATCCGGCACATTTTAATTGGCTACTAGATGAATTTGAAACATTTTCTAGGCACAAATCAATGGAGAGAGCAATATTGGAGTCTGCAGATTTGCTCGAAAAGGGAGATTATAATCCAGTAGAAGACAAGATCAAAGCGGCTGTTAGTATAAGTCTTACTAAAGATCTAGGAACAAACTATTTTGAAAACCCTAAAAGAAGATTAGAGGATCTTAAGAGTGCCAACGGACAGGTTAGCACAGGATGGATAAACGTAGATAAAAAATTGTTTGGCGGATTTAATAAAGGAGAATTAAACATTTTTGCTGGAGGATCGGGTGCAGGTAAATCTATTTTCCTACAGAATCTTGCTGTGAATTGGGCAACTGCCGGGTTGAATACTTGCTATCTTTCATTTGAATTAAGTGAATCATTGGTGGCAATGAGACTCGATGCCATGATGTCTGGCATAGCAACAAGAAGAATATTTCCAGAAATTGACAACGTGGAAATGAAAGTAAAAATGATTGAGAAAAAATCCGGTGCTTTACAGATAAAATATCTACCAAGTGGCAGTAACGTAAATGACATTAAAGCGTATCTCAAAGAACTTGAATTGAAAAATAAAAAGAAATTTGATTGTATATTGATTGATTATTTGGATCTGATGATGCCTAAAAGTAAACGTATCAGTCCTGCAGATCTTTTTATAAAAGACAAATATGTATCGGAAGAACTTAGAAATTTCGCAACTGAATCTCAGATGATCATGGTAACGGCATCACAATTGAATAGAGCATCGGTTGAAGAAATCGAGTTTGACCATTCACATATTTCGGGCGGGTTGAGTAAGATTCAAACAGCAGATAACGTGATTGGTATCTTTACAAGTCGTGCAATGAAAGAGCGTGGACGTTATCAAATACAGTTTATGAAAACAAGAAGTTCAAGCGGTGTGGGACAAAAAGTGGATTTAGAATTTGATTTAGATACTCTTAGAATAAAAGATTTACTCGAAGAGGAAGGCGATCATTCACAATTTAAAAAACCAGCAACAGCAATGTACGATTCTTTAAAACAAAAAAGTAAAATTATTAATGATAGTAACAAAAATATTACTATCGATCCTACAAAAGGAAACGATATAGGTAAAGTTAAAGCCACAGTTGAAGGGGCCAAATTGAGACAATTATTAAACGATTTACACTCAGATGAAGAGCAATAATAGACATAGTTTATGATAAATAGTGTCTGTAAAAAAAATGAAAAAACAACATTTCATAAAAGTTACCATATAGAAAAAATCAATTAAAATTCCCAGAAGTTTAAAGAATTTGTGAATGGCTTTACAGCCACACAAAAATAAGGAGAAAACTATGAAAATAACAAAGAAAAAAATAGGCCTAGGTGTAGCGATTATTATTGCACTTGGCATATTATGGTCGGTTTTAAAACCGGCTCCAGCAGAAGCGGCTGATATGAAAGTTTATGGTTCATTAAACTATATGCTTTCTAATAACGAGGACGCTAACGGCGTGGCAACATCGAAAGCGGAGAACAACGGTTCTTCTATCGGTGTTGATTTCTCGAGCAACCTATCAGAAGGTATCGACGGCTTTGCCAAATTAGAAGTGGACATCGATGCAGATGATTCTGGTTCAACACCATTTGATTCAAAACTAGCATATGCTGGTGTTGACATGGGCGATGCAGGTATGCTGTCAGCAGGTAGACAAAACTCTGTATTCAAAGGTGCAGTAACATCTAAAACAGATGTGTTCCCAGAATATGGTAATAGTGCATCACAAAAACTGTTCAGTAGAGATTCACACACAGTAATCTACTCTAACACATTTGGTGCAATACAGTTAGATAACTTGATCAAAGTTGACGGAACAACTGGTAAATCAGGTGTTGATGTTTATGAAACTGCGGCTTCTATGGATGTAAGTGATAAACTAAACGTAGGTATTGCTTACTCAGATGACAAAGTAAATTCGATCGAGTACAAAGGTGCGGGTTTAAATTTTGATTTAAACGATGCTGTTACACTTGGTTACAATTATACAATTAAATCAGTCGAGTCAACATCATTAGACACTACTGCGAATGAACTAGTTGGTTCATACACAATTGGACAAACAACATTTTCAGCAGGTTACGGTGAGATCGAAGATGGTAACAAGTATCATACGTATGGTGCCGAGAAAAAAATTGGTAGCAACTTTAGTATGTACGCCGGTTACGAAATCACTGACGTACCATCAGGTACAGACACAAACGACATGGCAGTAGGAATGAAATTTACATTCTAATTGTTATTTTTTATGTTTGCCTGTGTAATGCAGGCAAACATATTATAAGAATTTTTCTTTTACTTTCTTAATATAATCATCCAAAAAAACTTTTTTATAATTCTTATACTCATCTGACAGTAGATCTGTATGATATTTTGTCAATGCTTCTTTATACGATATACCATAATTTAAAATCGAAGCCATACGCCAAGCATCTAATTTAGATTTATTATTTGTTCTAGCGTATTCGTTCCATTGTCTACTTAACCTGTCTGTCATAAAACTGTCCCAGTGTTCGTTCTTCCAAGCATCTCCGTTTCTACCAGGCATATTATTTTCAAATACATCGTAACCGTAATCTTTGTAATTCCTATCAAACTCACTTGAAAAACTTCTGGACTTACCTCTGTTTCTGACTATGCTTAGGCTATGCCATGTATAACTGTCTAATCCTATTGTACCATCCAACAATTCTTTATTATTTTGTTCAATGGTGTCTATTGTTTCATGAGGTAATCCCACAACAAAATTTCCGTGTAGGTGTATGTCATTGTGCCATTCTTTCTTCATGAGAGACAACGCTTTTATTGTTTTTTCTTTACCCAAACCTTTTCCGATTGCTTTAGATGAGGGATCGTTTAAACTTTCTATTCCAAAATTGGCGAAACGTAATCCAACCTTTTTTAACAACGGTATTTGTTTTTCTTGATGTGCATGAACTAGATCTAATCTAATATATGCAGTCAAATTTAATTCAAGTTTGAGATCGTCAACAACATCTGCAAGTGTTTGTAATTTTTCAGTTGTTTCATTAAAAGTATCACACAAGACAAAATAATTAGTAACTCCCCATGTGTCGTAATTAAATTTAAGTTCTTCCTTAATACTATTTTTACTTCTTAGATATCTATGTTCTTTTGGATTTTTTCCTAACAGAGGATATGAACAAAATTTACATTTGAATCTACAACCTCTGCTTAATTCTAAAGGTAATGTTTCGTTTGGAAGTATTACATCGTTTTTTGAAAACATGGGTGGACAATTATGAAAATCATATAATAAACCTAAAGGATCTCCGGGTAATATTTTTTCAACAGGATTTGATTTATTTGATTTACAATTATTTAAAAATTGAATCATAGAACTTTCACCAAAACCTTTTATCCAGTAATCAATAAAGTTAAAAGGCAAATTTCCAAAAATGTTATAAATGGCGACAGACCCGGAACTGTGTCCTCCTAACAATATTTTTAGATTTGGATGATTTTTTTTGATGTATGTAAAAAGTTTATAAAAACAATTGAACCATTTGGCATCTGAATATTGTCCGGTACCTTCATATGTGATGCTATCATTTATTGTGACTTTTTTGTGATCAAAGTCTAAACTAGAAAACCAAGTTCCGCTAATTGCTAAAGCATAAGTTTCTTTGGTAATTTGCTTGGATAAGATATTGAAAAAAGATACCGGGTCTTTATCTACAAAATAACTGAAATGATCTAAAACATTTACAGAGTGTCCGTGCTGTCTGCAAGATGAGGCTATCCTATATGCACCAGCAGTTTTTGATGGTACATCGTAAGTTGGTAAATCATTTAAAATTATAAGATTTGTCATTGATTATCTTTTTACTTATTGCGTAAAATTTACAAAAAATTATTTTAGCGAAGCGTAAATTAGCGTAAGATTTATTTGACCTTTATGTTTTTACCATTAAATATATCTATCAAGATGAATCAAAATCAGCACAGACACGAACTAAACATCTCTTCGAAGCCAGGAAAACTTTGCGAGTTGCCATGGTCGGGTCTCACGATCAACCCGGACGGAAATTTGGTTGTGTGCTGTTCTTCCGTAGATCCTATAATCAAACATATTAGCAAGGTCGACGACTTACAAAAGTTTTTTACTAACTCCATCGAGTATAATAGTATGAGACAGCAATTTAAAAACAACGTATTTCCTAAATATTGTTTCACATGTGAATTTAAAAAAAGTAGAGGACTTTCTGCACCCATTGATACCTGGACTGCGGACGTTGTTCCAAACAACAATCCTCCCAAAAACTTATCTAACAAAGATATGCCAATACTGTATTTAGATCTTTCGTTATCAAATGTTTGCAATCAAACTTGTATCATGTGTGGTCCTCTTTATAGTTCAAAATGGTATGATCTAGAAAAAAAGATACAAAAGGAACAAACAGGAATAGAAACTATAGAAGGCAGAGAAGGAAGACTGATCGAGGGAAAGAGATTGTTCATGAACAAATTGTCCGAAGAAGATTTCCAAAAAATTTTAAAAGTGTTGCCTACTGTGGAAGTAATACAATTGAAAGGTGGAGAACCGTTGGTAGAAAAAAGAAACTTTATAGTGATGTCCGAAGCGGCCAGGCAAAAAAGACCACCTCGTATAGTCATGACCACAAACCTCAGTTTGATATCAAAGGATGCATGGAAAGCCGTTGAAGAATATCCTCGAGGAAAGTTAGGAATCAACATCAGCCTAGACGGTATAGGTAAGCAATATGAATGGATCAGGGGCGGTGATTATTCTAATACTATGAAAAACATAGAAAGGTTGTGTAAGAGTGGACACAGTATATGTGTACGTACATCCTTGACGTTACACTCGTCTTTTAACGTTCCGGAACAGATACAAGTAATACATGACAACACAGACATAAGAGACATGGATATAGGACTTGTGACGTCGCCCATGTATACTTCTAATCGTTTGATACCTCAACCCATGTTAGAGGAACAAAAATCTCGCACCGCGGATGCAGTAAATCATTATACCCAAAAAGGAATGAAGTTTCACGAATTGGAAAATTTTTACAACGTTAGATGTGTTAACACACTGGCGGATGTACTTAAAATGACACAAGGAGAAACGGAAATTTTCTATCAACAAAAATTACACCAAGCCAAACTGTGGACTGATTTTTTTAACAAACAACGTGGTATTGCAATACAAGATCATGTTCCGGAATTAAAACGGTTGTTTAATTATTAAAAATATTATATAATGAATTATGAAAACAATTAAAACATTTAAAAGAATAGTAACAGGAATCAACGAACAAGGCAAATCAACAGTAATGTCAAACGATATTGCCAAGGGAGTTTTAGATTTTGGTGACGACCGACCGTTCCATACGCACACGTATCTCTGGAAAACCAAAAACGAAAAACAAGATTTCACAGGATTCAACGATCCAATTGATTCTAATTTCAAAACCTTTCCGGCACCGGGAGGTACAACTTTTTTGGTTGTACAGTTTGATCCACAAGACGACGAAGTACTGAAAAAATTAAATCCCCAGGACGGTTTTAAAAAAATGAATGCCTTAGAAAATCTTAAGCCTAGCAAGAGACATCCTTATATGCACACAACACCAACTGTTGATTATGGATATGTTATTTCTGGAAAAATAAAACTACTGCTTGACGAAGGAGACGAAGAGGTTGAATTATCACAGGGAGATGTTTTAGTACAGCGAGGAGCTCGCCATGCCTGGTATAATCCTTTTAATGAACCTTGTGTGATAGCATTCACACTAGTCGACGGACAACAATAATTTTTTAGGCAAGTGTGTGTCTGGCATTCAAACGCCAGAGTAATCTTTCGTGTTTTGGGTCTAGGCTATCTACTGTTCCTCTAGCCGAATGTAGTAAAGAAATATTATCCCACATTAAAAAATCTTTTTCTTCCCAATGGTGCTCATAAACATAATTTTCGTTTATTGCGTGTTCTTGTAACGTCTTCATGAGTGCATCACTTTTGTCTTGTTCCATTCCCAATATTTTTCTAATATGACCAAACACAGAAAATAAACAATTTTCACCTGTCGTCCAGTGAGGCATAACCAGTGGATGATATACAGGTTCCCCTCCACCAATTCCTTTTAGTTCATCCGGGTCGGGTACAGCCGCTAGATGATAGTCAGTAGCGTGTTCGTGTACACAAACTTTTCCTGTAATTTTCTTTTTTAAATCTAGGGGAAGATCTCTATACACAGCCGATTGATCAGAGAACACAGTTGTTCCACCTTCCTGAGCCACTTTTAATGAATATAAAAAACTATGCGTAGGAGGATTTTGTAAAAATGATTGGTCGATGTGCCAAATCTCTGGACTCAATTGTCCTTTGGTTTTGTCATTTGTGAGCACATATATTTCTGGATGACTCTGCAATGCATTGGTTCTCCATTTTGCATGTCTGACTGGCTCACCTACTTTTTTTATAATCGATACCAGTTGATCTGCTGAAAGATCAATGTTCTTAAAAATAAGCAATTTATACTGATCTTGCAGTTGAACTATCTCGTCAAAGTTCTCGATCATCTCATCATATGATGTTTTAATTTTTACACCGTAACTACTGTTTTCTAAATTTTCAATTTCCATACTCTTATTTAATTACAAAAATAAACGGCTATTAATTTTGTGACTAATTAAATGTGCATCATGATAAATCAACGTTTATTTGACTGGTATAACATAGATACAAGCAAAGATCTTAAGTTTAACTCTTACTGTACTAGACCTTTTGATACTGTTTTAATTGATAAAAACGGTTCCTGTTATCTTTGCGAATGCCAGGCCTGGTTACCACAGAGTGTTGGTAATATACAAGTACAACCTTTGGAAAAAATTATTACTTCAAACACAGCAAAAATACTTCAGGAATCTATTGCGGACGGATCGTACCGTTACTGCAATAATCATCAATGCACATTTTTGTTAAAAGACAGAGACCTAGGATGGCCGGAAACAGTACCAAATGTGAAAATAAAAAATATTAGATTGGCCATCGATGAAAGTTGTAATTTATTTTGTCCAAGTTGTAGGAACAAACAGATATTTTACAAATCCGGACCCGAACTCAAAAAAAGAATGTCTATCGCAGATAAGATTATAGATTATTTGAAAAAACAACAGACTAATACAAATGTACACATCGGTAGTGACGGCGATCCTTTCGCAAGTTTGGTCTATAGATATTTTATAAAAAACACCAAACACCTTGAGCATCTGAAATTTAGCCTTCAAACTAACGGACTGCTTGTTAAAAAAATGTATATAAAAAACAAAGAGATGTTTGATAGATTGACTGTGCTAGGCATCAGCATCGATGGTGCCACTAAAAATACATACGAAAAACTTCGACTGGGAGGCAACTTTGAAAAAATTCTAGAGAACCTCGAATTTATCAAGCACATCAAAGACAAATTTATTTTTAATTTGCACATGGTCGTACAGAAAGACAATTGGCATGAAATGCCTTTGATGTTAGATATCGCTCATAGATATGATGTTGATAAAGTTTATTTTAACAAAATACAAAACTGGAACACCGCTCTAAATTTTTCTGAACAACAATTTACAGACATGGAAGAGTTTAAAAAAATATATTCTAAAATAAAGAAAGATACCAAAAGCCGTTTGTGGGCATTGACCTAAAATTATTTTATTTTACTACTAAAACGATTATAGATATTTTCAGCAAATGTACGGTGATGTTTTGTGCCATAGTGTATTCCATCCCTGGCCAGATCTGGTTTTTCTTCAATGGTTCTCCTAGCATCGGCACCATGGTGATTGTCCCACACAGGCCAACAAGATCTCAATGAAGTGTCGTCGAGGACATATCTAGTATCGGGTATCATGTAGATATCTTGAGCAAAACAATGAAACACAACAGCATTATTATATTCGGCAAATTTCTCAACCTGAAACACACACTTTAAAAAATTGTTTTGATCTGTGACACTGGTTTCATATTTCAGGGAATTGTCATCGCTTGTTATAGAAATTGGATATATGTCTAAACGTTCTCTTCTGCTCCATGCTGGCCAACACACTATAATAATTTTAGGAAACAACACTTTTTCAGATGCATACAACATCCTTACACACATATCGGGAGATGCTCCGGGTTGTGCCAGATTCCAAAATCTTAACCTTTTATTATTCAATAATTTTTCTAACTGTGAGATCCAAATTTCGGGTTGTTCCAGACCTTCGCCGAAAGTATGAGAACATCCTAGAACTGCTATATTTTTTCCTCCGTCCGGCAGAGGAGAAAATTCTGGACATCTAAAACCGTGTGAATTTGTTTTGTAATCTTTGTGATTAAATGTCGGAAATTGATTATCTGAATAATGTCCGTATTTCATGTTTGTATTTAATGTTGGCGGTCCCTAGGGGAATCGAACCCCTCTTTCGAGGATGAAAACCACGTGTCCTAACCGATAGACGAAGGGACCTTTTGGTGGAGGTAGAGGGATTCGAACCCACGACCCCTTGAATGCAAATCAAGTGCTCTCCCAACTGAGCTATACCCCCACATCGATGTGGTGCCCCAAGTCCGATTCGAACAGACGACCTACTGATTACAAATCAGTTGCTCTACCAACTGAGCTATTGGGGCCAAATACCGTATTCAATTATTTCTGAAATACCTGTATATAGAAAGTATACAGCAAGTATGCTAAAAATCCAACGACTAATTTTAAAAATATTTTTGATGGGTAATTTTGTTATTTGATTATACATAATTTTTGATACAGTCACCAATATTACCAAACCAGCCAAAATACCCAAATATACCATTTGAATGTCCTGACTATCGATGATTATGCCTGTAAGGAATATAACTACTTCGACTCCTTCTCGAAACATTATACCAAAAACAGCAAGTCCTAATAACAAAGAGTTTCCAAAAGGCAAGGCTTTAACGTGCTGGCTGGCACTATGGCAGAACCATGCTACCCAGGCTAGTACAACACCTGTAATGACCCCTATAAACCCTTCAAATCGCTCTGTATTTGCGTGATTGCCTAATAACTGGGCAGTTGTAGTGCCCAAAGCAATAGTGGCCAAAATAGACCCTAAAACTGCCCATATAATGACTTTTATATGTTTGGGATTGTTGTTGGCCGCTGTGATGGCCAACACCGCTATCAGCCATGCTTCAAGTCCTTCTCTGGCTATTACAAACGTGGTTGCTAGTAGAGTGGTAATCATAATTTTATTAGTTGCGAATAGTTATTATTTGCATTTACTTATAGCACACTATACACTATCAAACAAATTCGGTCAACGATCAACTTGACTTTTTTTGTTTTGGGTTGTAATATAAACATAGGTGATATGTGCTATTTGCATATAAATACTGAACCATCCACATGGACATAAAGTGGCTGATCCACATCAGTTAAAAGTGGCCAACTTAAAGAAAAAAAGGAGGTTACTTATGTACACCAAAGATAGACACACTTATATGATGTCCTCATATTACAAAAAGAAAGACATCGAGCACAAAGAGAACGCTATGAAAAGAGCAGTTCAATCCGTTGACACATACGGAAACGGAACAACTGGCTACATGATCAAGCATGGATCAAATGCTGGCAAAATATTAAAACACATCAAAGTAGATCCGTCCAACATCTAAATTATTTGTGTATGGTAAAAAACCGGTGAGCAGATTTGTTCACCGGTTGAAATTGTATTGACATGTCGATATCAATCTATTATAAATATGGCGTAATTATGAAATTTTTAAAAATTCAAAAAATATTGATATTATTTTTATTCGCCATTCTTTTGACAAGTTGTGCGTCTAAAAACAAAGACGTAGCAAGTAACAAAGAGCCGAACATATATGACGGATCTATTGGATTGGTCCTAGGTTGTATGTTCAACCCGGCTGAATGTAACAAATTCAAGCAACAGGTTGAACAAGACGAGATAACCAAAGATTTTGAAGAAGTTGACAAAGCAACAAGCTCATCAAAATAATAGTATTACTTCTTTTTTTCTATCAATTTACAATCTTCGGTGTTGGCCGGCAAACCAGAATTTTTGTCATATATCCATACATATGAATACGTGACCTTATCTGTAGACGCCAAACATTTTTTACCAAAAGAAACTTTTGGTGAAGTCGGTATAGCCGTGCATGACACGAGCATTACCGCGGTTGCTATCATTATCAAATGTTTCATGTAAATACTTTCCTATGCGTTATTTTTTTGTTATTATTATAACTGCTATTATATATATGTCGATCGGACACACCGATCATAAAAAATTCGAATTAGAATTTGAGGAGTTTCTGGCACGAGAGGAGCTCATGACTTTTCAAATAAACTTGTGGGAATTATTACAACAACTGGAATACACACACGGAGAACAACGTTCAGTTGTGAAGGATGAAATAACTGTGATGCGAGAAAATATTAATAAACAAATTATCAAGATATTAGAATTAGATTTTAAACAT